CAAAATTGTATTTTTGAATAAATTCATATAACTTATGAAGAATCGATTCATGATTGCGTAACTTACAAAAATTAGCAACGGCAATAGCATAGTCCATATAACTACGCGAACGGATGAATTGGTATGTTAATATACCTAAATCTTCCAGTAATTTTACTACATATTTCGTATCTGAACATTGCTTTGAAATTAAATCTTTTAACGCTGGATGCGCTAGAAAATCGGAAATCATTGTAATGTTGTATTGAGGGGGGGTTGTGAAGTATTATTTCACCCGTTCTAGGGTTAGGATGTTTTACGAACACCCAAACGGTCTCTACTACTCTTAAGCTGAGACGGTATTACATAAATACAATTAATAAGGTTATTATTAAACTTACGAAGTTCATGACGCTTCGTAATAATAATATATATTGTGTGTCGATGCTGCAGTCATACGGAGGGACACAATATACAAAATTTCATAATGAATAAACCGGTGGAAACCATTCTTAAAAATCATATAAATATAAGTTTTGCCTAGTCATAAAGCTCTTTTTTAAATCACAAACACAAAATGAATTTTTTACTTTTTGGAGTTCTTTATGACTATCAAATATACAAAAATATAATAACTACAAATTTGTACATAGAACATAAAACGTTGATAGCGGGTATTGTGACACCCTATCAACACTATTTTTGAATAAATCTCAAAATAAGCCCACAAAAGTGGTCACATTCGCCTAAAAAGATGGTTTGGGTTTTTTATCGTACAAAAACCCGCAAAACGAAGAAATAAATCACATATAGAACTTGAAAAGTACTATATAACAATCAAACCTGACTAAAAATCATTAGAATCATCAGTAAAAGGGGAATACACACGATCATTTAACGCTGCCATATCCTAATAAGAAGCCAAGGTGGGAAATACACACGATCATTTAACGCTGCCATATCCACCAATGTCATCTAAACTAATCTAAAATCATCTACACGAGGGAATACTACAATCTCCGTGCGCCATATCTCGGTAGATTTGGCATAATTTATATATACTACTGTTTAAGTAATA